TCCTGCGCCGGTACCCTGCACAGCCCGAGACTTGATCGACTTGAACAGGCTCTCACGCATGCCGGGCTTGGTGTAGTTCCCGGCCTCGTTGACCTTGCTCTTCACCTTGCCCCCCTTGGCATGGCGAATCGGCTCGTCAGTCCCGATCACGGGCTTGTCGTCCCCACGTCGCTTGGCACGAGGGATCTTGCTAGGAGCCATAGCACCCATACCACGCGACGGCATCATCAGACGAACTTCCCGCGAGTCTTGCCCTTGGTAGCGCAGCCATCAGCCCGCTTGGACGCAGACGAGACGGAGCCGCCCTTGGCGTACTTCTTCACAGCACCGCCATGCTTAAACATCGGCTGACGCCTTGCACGTTCAGCAGCTTCTCTCATCTGCCGATCTTTCGCTGCCTGAGCCTGATCCTTCGCGGCCTGCTCCAGCTTCGCATCGGACGAAGAAGCCTCACGCGCCGCAGCCCTGCGACGGCGCTCAGCAGCAGCCGCCTCTTGCTCACGACGCATCCTTTCCTGTTCCTTCAAGAACTCCCGGCGATCTGCGCTATCCGGCGGAGGCGTTGCCTCGTTGGAAGTTCTTTTCGCACTCGCCATTAGCACTTACCGCCGTAAGCCATCTTGACCATCTTGCCCTTGGTCTTGCCCTTAGCAGTGATGCCATCGGCACCCTTGCGGTAGACCGAGCCGCCTTCCTTGTAGCCCTTGACCATCGCACGGCCCATCGTGTCCGGCGTACGACGCTTCATGGCGCGACCGGCCTTGTCAGCCATACCTTTCATTTTCATCTTCATTTCGACTTACTCCTAAATTTACGGCCTTTGTCGGCCTTGTTGAATTCCTTCGCCACCTTGGTCGGGACTCCGACTTTCTTGGCAAAGGCTGGGTTATGGGCGGCAGCAGCCATCAGATTACGCTGCGCTTTTGACTTACTAGGCACGGTGCTGCTCCATCAGTCGGTCGATCTTCTGCTCAAGGCGGTCAAGCCGGTCCAAGAGCATCTGCGAGTTGGCCTGCACCTCAACCCGCGTTATGTGATCCCGTGCAACTTCTTCGCGGGTCTTGTTGAGCAAGATCCCGATACGCTGGATCTCGTCAGACTTCTCTTTCATCACGTACCCGATGATGGTCACAACACCGGTCAGGATCATGTTCCAGATGAAAGCGTCCATCTCAGCAATTCCACGCCCTGAGCGATTTGTTGATCCGGCTGTTCGGATCATTCGCTGTCTTGGCACTCGTGAGCTTGCGCTTCATGCCTTTCATCCGGGCACAGAACGAATCACGACGGGCACCGCCTTCAGGCTGCGGACGCTTAAGACCCGGCTTGCCGGGGTTGGCCTTGTTGTAGGAAGCCCGGCCTTTGGCATTCAAGCCGCCAGCCGGGTTCTTCCCTTCCTTGCGTTGCCACGCAGGAGACTTAGCCATAGAACACCATCACCGAGACCACGTCCGTCAGATCGACGTAGATGTTGGTCTGGAAGAGCAAGCCTTCGCCGGGGATGAGGATGTAGTCCGGGCTTGTCGATGACACAAGGGTATTGATGGTCAACTTGACCGAACCCGAAGCGCCACCGTCTTTTAACACCACGCTGCCCGCACCCGTATCCGGGACGATGTAGATCGCCTTGACACGGTTGCGCCCGAGGGTGTTGCCCGCTTGGTCTGCAAGAAGACCATCAGTCGTCCTTACCGCACTGGCTAAGACGTCTGTTTGCATAGCCATGTGAGGCTCCTATTAAGCAGCAACCGCGCCACTGATGCCCACGATAGCCCAACCAGCGGCGGTGTAGATCAGGGTGGCAGCATCGCCAACGTTCGTAAACGTAATCGTGGTGAAGCCGATCTTCGTGGTCGGGGTGAGCACCGCCGAACCACCATCAACCGCGTGAGCGATGATTTTCATCTGCCCCACCGTGCCGTTGGCAAGCGTCAGGGCCTGCGACACACCGGACGTGGTGAGCGAGGTGAACATATCGGTCACGTTGACCGCACCAGCGCCCGAGAGGGACTGAACCGAAGCGAAGACATCGCCCGTGACATTGCCCGTGATGTTACCGGTGAAATCGCCAACGAAGCCGTTCTGCGAAACAACCGGGCCAGAGAACGTAGTCGTACCCATGTATATATCTCCTCACATGCGAGTAATAACGGTGCTTATCAGTCTGCATGTCGTCAGTCGGGGCTGTCTGATAAGCGAATTTTTCCCGATGACTCTGTATACGCTCAATCAGATGGGGTGTCAACAAGCTGATTTGACTTGGCGAGGTTCTCCTCGCGGGTGATGACGCGCAGGTTCCAAGGGACGTGGAGGCCGCATACAAATTCAGAGCGTAGGGGGACGATGTGATCCACAACGTACTGTTCCCCGGTGGTCTTGGTCATCGTCATGGCGATCTGGTAAAGCTGCCGAATATCGCTTTTTTGCCTACGAGTAAGCCACTTAGGGGTTGCCATGCGGTGTTTGCGCCGCCGGGCTTTGGTGTCGGCACGGACCCAGAGTTGATTACGGTCTTTCCACGCCTTCTGGTATTTTCTTTTTTCCGATAAAGGCCGGGCCTGCGCCCGAGCAATTATTGCACCACGGTTTTTCTCGTAGTACTCCCGCTTAGCTTGTTTGGCTATTTCGGACTGGTTGTACTGCTTAAAGTACTCCGCACGGGTTACGTTTCTTTTCTCCGAGTCAACCCTTAAGCATTCAGTGCAGGCCCCCTTCGTCTTGCGGGGGGCGACATGGCCGTGCTTACACGCCTCTCCAGTGAAGTAATGCTTAGCCCCCGTAGCCTTGGCTTCGGCGCGAGACTTAGGCAGGGTTGAAGTGTCCATCAGCCACCTGTGAGTTACGATACAGGTAACGATACTTAAACCGAACTTAAAGCGCAAGACAAAAAGAAGGGGGGCCGAAGCCCCCCTCCCAATCAGCGTAAGTTACTGATTTATCAGGACGAACCCGGCGAGCCGAAGATGCCGAGCGGATCACTCCACCCAAAGCTGTAGCGCTCACGCGACTTGTAACGGACGTTCCCCGTGTCGAAGTCTCCATCCATGGAGTTCGCCAGCGGCGTACGGACAAAGTGCTTCAGACCGTTCGGGACGTCGGTTCGGAGGAACCAGCCGTTCGGATCAGTCAGGAAGTGGTTGACCGTGTAGCCTTCCGGAATCGAACCCATCGCCTTGAGGGCGTTGATGTCGTTGTCAGCGGTCGCAACACGGAGCTCCGTGTCGAGGAGGCGCTTGGCGACGAACATCAGAGCCGGGGGCACGATGAGCTTGCGCGGCTTCGCAGCGATGAGCAGACCACGTTCGTCGGTCCACCCAGCGATCTGAATCACCGCAGCCTCAAGCGAAGTCTCGTTGAGGTCCGAAGCGGTCAGACGGTTGCTGTTGGTGCCGCCCGAGACGAGCGGGTGGGCAGCGTTACAGAGCGACACGCCGTCGCCACCGGTCACAGCCGTGGCAAAAGCGTTGTTCAGCACCGCAGCAGCCTTAACCTGCTTCGTGTACGCCATAGCGCGAGCAAGGCCCTTGGTGTAGCGCTTGCTGAGCGAGTCGTACAGATTGTCCTCAATCGCCTCTTCCGTGATGGAGAAGCCGAGAGCAATCGTCTCGTGGTTGTAACGAGCCGTCCAAGCTTCCTGCGCGTTATCGTACGCAATGGCCTGACCCTCGGGCTTGACCGGGGCAGCGGAGAACCCGCTCAGCTTCGTCTCTTCTTCAAAGGAACGCTCGGAGGTCTCAGTCTCGTAGATCTCCTTGTGCTCCTCACCGTACTGCTTGTACTCCAGACCGAACAGGGCGTTCAGGCCGGGCAGCAGCTCCTTAAGAAGTTGTGCACGTGAAATAGCCATTTCTTAGAACTCCCTATTAGGTGCCAGCCGTGTTGTTATACGCGTGGTAAGTCGCGTTGAACTTCACGATGAACTCAACAAAGTTGCCGCTGGAGTTGACCGAATCGGTAACGACGTCCACAACACGGAGCGGCAGCGAAGTCGCAACGTTGTTGATGAACACGCCCATACGGCTGTTGCCAGTCGTCGAGGAACCCGTGTTGAGAACGAGCTCCGCGTTGGTGCCAAACGAGTTAGCACGGCTGATGTACGCCGGGAGAAGACCGCCCGACGTGCTGTCCGCCACGTTGCTGGTCACGTTGACGACCTTGTACAGCGCATTCGGATCATCCGAGATGTACGCCGTGATGTCGTCAGCCGCCACCGCGCCCGGATAGTACTGCGAGAACAGCTTCTGCTTCGTAGCCGGGTTCGTGTAGGAACAGCCAAGGAACACGCCGATCACACCGGCAACCGAGTTGGTGGCCTGATTCTGAAGGGTCGTGATGATGACATTTCCCGACGAGTTCAGCTGCACGACATCGCCGTTATAGATGGCAGTGCCGTACGCGTTACCAATCGGAATCTGTCGAGTAGCACCCGCAAACGGAAGGCCGCCGACCAAATTGACCGGCTTAAGTCCGTAAGGGGCATCAACAGTGGGGTAAGCCATTTGATACTCCTAAAAGATGAATTTATTTACCTTTGCCGAAAGAGATGTTCGACTTGCGATCATTAAAGATCGCCATGTTCGAGCGGTTATCTTTCTGGCTCATAAAGTTGTTGTCCACGGCTTCCATCTGAGCCTGAGCCTGCTTGAGATAGTAATCTGTACGCTGGTTCATCATCTCTTCAGGGGCCTTGCACAACAACAGTCCGCCGATCTCGATGTTTCCCTTGAAGCGGGAGTTCGGATCAGCCTGTAGCATCAACTCCGGGTGGTCTTCGGCCTTGCAGGGCTCCCAACCTTCACGGAGCTTGGAGGACGTGTTCGTTGGGTCTGATGTGCCCATCAAACTGGTCCGGATCCACCTGAATACCCAACCCGGCTGTTCCTTTGGTGCAGGAAGAACCTGTGGGGGTGCCCAAGCGATCTTGCGCTGTGCGGATTCTCGGTTTTCGAGTTCACGAGTAAGTCTGTTCTCAGCCATTGTTATTCTCCAATTTCATGATTTCACGTGCGTACTGTTCATTGCTAATGCCAAGCTTCTTGGCAAGCGCAACTTGAGTCGGTGTCAGGCGGACCTGACGCGGCGCGGTTCCCCGCGTTACTGGAGCCACTACATTGGCTGGCTTTGCGCGAGCGGGCTTTTCAGCCTCCCTCGTTTGAGGAGCCTCGTCTGCCTCGCCTTCGTTGAAGGACTCAGGAAAACGCTTCCTCATGGTCTCGTCAATTCGCCGATAGTAATCGTCACTACGCGGATCAACACCAGACCGGACCAACTTCTCATGCAGGCCGAGTGCGAGGGCGGTCATCTCCTCGTCATCGCCGAACCACGTGTTCCTCGCCTTCCAGTTTTCTGCTTTCTGGTCAGCGGGTTGCGGCGGCGTCGTAACCTGTTGTGTGGGTTGTACTCTTTCTGGTTCGTCTTGTAAAGAGGGCTGGAAGCGTTCGTACTCCTTAAGGCGGAGCTTGGCGTCGGTCAGGGCTTCCTGCGCCTCGGTGATCTTTTCAGAGTCCCCGGAGTCGTACGCCTGCTTCAGGCGGTCCTTGGCAGTGTTCAGCTCGTTGGTAGCGGCCTTGGTAACCTCTTGGATGTAGGCTTTTTCGCCCGTCCCGAGACGCTGCTTCAGGCGACGGTTCTCTTCCATCTGGGCCTGAGCAAACTTAAGGGCCTCGTCCTTTTCACGGGCAACGGCCTCCTTGGCACGGCGTTCGTCGTGCCAGACCTTCTTCATCTGCCCAAGGCGCTTCTTGACCTTTTCGGAGTATTCCTCAAGGTCGTCCTTGTCGAGCTCGTCTACGATCTCCTTCGGGAGGGGCTTACGGCCCCTGTCCTCTGGCGGGGTATCGTCCTCGATCTTGATCTCAATATCGTTAGCCTGACTCTGCACGCTTTCGGCTGCAGGTTCGTCAGGGAACTTAAACTCTTCCTGTTGCATAAAAACAACTCCTTATGCGCGACGGATGCCACGGGGGTCTTGGACCACCGCTTCCACCGTGTCGTCGTTGATGATGCGGAACTCACGTCCGTGGATGACCACGCGGGTACCGGAATAGGGTCGTGTCAGCACGAAGTCCCCCTCCTTGCACCACGGGCCGGTCGGGAACCGATCCTTGTCGGCATAGCAAAGGTCGCCCATCTTGACCACGAACAGGACGACGGTCGTCTGCTCCTCGGTCTTCTTGGTGTCCTCAGCCTTGATCAGGCCCCCTTCATACTCCTCCTCCACCTGCGGCACTGCGCAGAGGATTCGGTACCCTTTCGGCTCAGGGAGAAGCTTCGCCCTTTCTGCCTGCTCTTTAGTCGCTTCAATATCAATGTTACTCATCATCGCGCTCCAAGCGTTTTGCAAGGTCTTTGATGTGGTTCTTTGCGAGTTCAAGACCCTGTAAAGCCCCGCAAAGTCGTTTGTATTCACCCTCGTCCAGTTTGCCCTGCACGACGGCTTCAACGATCAAGATGCGCTCTTCTTGGAGTTTTGCGTCCAAGTATTCCAGAGCGTTGGAATAACTCATGCTTCACTGCTCCCGCCTTCTGGCTGTTGAGTTTGCTCGGCTTGTCTACGACGCATGTCCACGTCGTCTCGTGCTTTGCCGATATCAAGCCCGAGTCGTACACCTTCAATCTGCTGCTTGGCCGCAAGGGCCGCCTTGTCCTTCTGGATGTCCACGCCGAGACGCGCCGCCTCAAGCTGCTGTCGTCCAGAGGCTTCGGCCTTACGGAGCTCAAGTTCATCGAGCTTGGCGGCAGCGTCCACCATGTCTTTCTGGGTCTTGCGCTGCTGTTCTGCCATACGGATCTGACCGTCGATCTGAGCCTGCTGCGCCTTGGTCTGCGCGATGAGCTGCTTGATCTGCAGGTCCATCATCTGCATCTGTACAAGCGGATCCTGCTGTTGCTGCTGGGCCTGCTGCATCTGCGCCTCGGCCTGATCCTTCTGCAAGACACGCGCTGCGGCCACCGCAGCAAGCTGCGAGAGCTGGGCCTCGAACTCAGGCGGCAGGTCGTACTCGTCATTGTCACCCTGCGGCAGCGGGGGAAGCGCCGCGCCAAGCTGCTTCTCGATCTCACGGCGGTACTGGAACGCCATGTGCTCCATGATGTGGGCTTGGATGGCACCCTGCATCTGCTGAGCCTGCGGGCTCTGTCCGATCATCGCCGCGATCTTCGGGTCCTGCATGAGCGCCATGTGGACCTGCATGTGGGCCTCGTGATCCTGATAGATGAACGCCTTGGCGGGCTTACCCGTCATCAGGTCCATGTTCTCGGTGATGGGGTCACGCGGCTTGGCATCGTCCGGCAGCGGGATGATCTTGTCGGCGTTCTTGACCCCAAGGGTCTCGATCATCTGCCTGTGAAGATGCGGCAAGTCATAGATCTGCGGGGCGGTCTGCGAGAGCTGCAGCACGGCTTGGTACTGCACAATCTTCTGCGACATCGTGGCCGCGTTCGGGTCCGAGACCGGGATGACATCCACGTCATCGTAGTCGGCCTTCTTGGCCTTGCGGCTGCCCACCTCGGGCTCGTACGAATACTCGTCCGGGGTGTTGTCACGGATGATGCCCGCGAGGAGCTTGAACTCCTGCTTCATCGTGTAATAGATGCGGGCCTGCACCGCGCTCATCACTTTGAGAACACGCTCAAGGATGGCAAGCGTCGTACCGACCGGGGCCTGCGAAGACATGTCGCTGACCTTGAGGTCCGACACCGCAGCGAAGCGGCGTCCTTCCTCGACAATCCGGTCCATCAGGAGGGAGAGCGTCTGGCTCGGCTCCTTGTACGGCAGGGGCAAGATGTTGTCGCGGATCGCACCCGAAGGCACGTCTACGTCGCGGAACTCTCCGGGAGCAATGGGGGTGTCGTCGCCCTTGATACGCAGGCCACGTGACTTGAGACCACCCGGAAGATTGCTGAGAGTTCCCGCATCGACAAGCTGGCGGAGTAGGGAGGTGGCTGCCTTAGAGTGGCCGCCGATAAGATGAATAAGTCCAAAATAGTAGAAGCCAAAGCCGGGGATGTACCCATAATGCACAAAGTGCTGCCGCTTCTCCTTGAGTTTGTCATCTTCTCGCCAGTTGCGCCGAATCGCCAAGATCGTCCCGGTACCCTTCTCAATCGTCACCACGTACGGCAACGCGAGCCCGGTCTCATTGTTGTCCTTATCGACGTCGGGGTAGCCCGGCAGGTCAAGGTTGACATGCATCTCAAGGAGCTGAAACCGGTCGTCCATCGACGCCGAAAAGCCTTGATCCTCGGCCTTCTGCTTCTCAACCTCGTCCATCGTGCGGATCGGATCACCAAGGTCAATGTCCCGGTAGAACCCCGCATACTGGAGCTTGCGCAGCTCGTTCTTGGTCTTACGCATGCGGTGCGTAACACGGTCGGTCGTCTCAAGGTTCGGAGCGCCGTAGGGGACGATGATGTCCTCAGCCGGGATAAAGACCGCAGTCTGACGGTTGAGAGCTGGGTCAAAGTACATCTTCTTGAAGGCGTTGCCCGCCAAGGCAAGCGAGAGGAGCAGGCGCTCATGCTCCGGGCGGTACTCCTTCATGACCTCGGTCAGCTGATAGTTCATGTCGTCCGCCACGCGGATGGCGGCGTCCTTCTTCTCCGGAGTCTCGCGGCCCACGATCTTGGTCTTGACCGGCCCCGCAGCGGGGAAGGTCTCCATGATGGTCTCGGACTGGAACTTGACCGCCGACTCCATCAAGAGGGGGTGGAACACGCCACATGCACCCGGCCACGGCTCGGTACGCTCCTCGTACTTGATGCCAAGGATCTTCAGGCCCTTAATATATGTGTCGAGCCAGTCCTTGCGGCTGGAGAGATCCTGCTCGTAGTGCCCGATGAGCTCGCCCGCAAGACTCTGCAGGTCGTTCTCGCCCATGAAGTCGGCAAGGTTCGCGTCGAACTCTTCTGCCCTAGGCTCTTCTTTCATGAGCTCGATGACGGCCCCATCGATGCCGATGGTCACTGCCTCGGGGTCCTCGATGCTGATCTCAAGCGCGGGCTCGGCAGCAAGAGCCTCAAGCCCCATCGGCGCTTCGTACAAACCTTTATCAATGGCCATCTAAATTCTCCTAGTAATACGCTTCGCGTCTGTGGCTCTTGAACCACTTGGTCGGCTCGGGCTCATCTGTCGGCAGGCGTATAAACCCGCCCTGCCTGAACCTCAAAAGCGCCAAAGTCGTCGCGTCCACCAAGTCATCATGTGTGCCGGATGGGAAGTCGTTGCACTCCTCGACTACCTCCCAAGCCCAGCGCCTATCCGGCACCCAGACTATACCTGAAGAAAAAAGGTCAGATACGGCGTTTACTCTGCTTATCTTGTCCTGACCCTTGCCCGGCGTGAACTCGCTGAGGGGCACCCCCATCCGGCGCATCTCCTGATACAGCGCCGCACCGTTCGATTTCTTCTCGACGATGAAGGAGTCCGGCTGCCAATCCTTGTACTCCTCAAGCACCCGCTGCTTCAGCTCCGGGAACTCAAGGCGCTCCTTGACCGCGTTCAGCAGGATGATGTTGTAGTTGTTGGTCTCCTCGTTGAAGAAGACACCCCAAGTCAGGAGGGCATTAAAGTCCGACCGGTTGGTCTTCTCCTGAGCGGCGTCGAGCGCCATGATGATGTGCTCGCACTGTGGCGGAGTCTCCTTGTCCCAGACCTGCCACCACTCACGCTTGATAAGGGCACCTTCCTCCGATGTCGGCTGCTGCATGTACTGAGCCTGCCAGTACCGCACGTCCATCGAAGCCTTCTTGCCCATCAACTCATCTATGCTCCAGAACTCAGGCCATAGCGGCTTCTCGTTCAGGATCGCAGGGAACTCGACCACTTCCCACTGATCGGCGTCGTCCTCGCGGGTCATGTGGTCCACGATCTTGCCCGTCAGGTCCATCTTCGACCACCGGGTCATCACCACGATGATCGAGCCACCCGGCATCAGTCGCTGGACCGGGCCCGACTGGAACCACTCCCACGCGGGTTCAAATACGTCTGCTCGACCCTGCTTAGCTTCCTGTTCAGAATGAGGGTCGTCAATAATAAAGAGATCGGCACCACGGCCAGCAAGAGCGCCACCAACGCCAATAGCGAAGTACTCACCATTAAAATTCGTACCCCAACGAGACGCAGACTTACTGTCCGCTTGGAGAGATACGTTGGGAAAAATATCACGGTAAGACTCCGAGCCGACCAAGTTACGCACCCGACGACCGAAGTTCACCGCCAAATCAGCAGTGTGGGACGCCATGATGACCTTTTTCTGCGGGTTTTTGCCTAGGAACCACGCAGGCGCTAGGTACGAGATCATCTCCGACTTGCCGTGACGCGGCGCGATGTTGACGATGACCCTTCTTTTCTTCCCTGCCTCTATGTCCTCGAAGATTTTCGCCAATCTTCGGTGGTGCGGGCCCACCTTGTAGCCGGGATAGACGTGCTGGATGAAGTCTAGGAACGAATCCTTGCCCAATTTCTGCGTGATCTGGGTCTGATACTGCTTCAAGAGCTCAGCGACACGCCGTTTTTCCTTCTCCGGCATCGTCGGCAGGGCGCTTTTCAGCTTTTCGAGGCTTTCAGGGGTCAGTTGTAGCACTTTGCTCGCCCACAACCTTGTATTCGATGCCCTCAAGCACCGACATCAGCTCCTTCTCGACCTCTTCGATGGGCTTGATCACGTGCGTGACCTCGCTTCGCCGCTTAAAAGCATCCACGCCGTCCACTTCGCCGAGCTTGGTCAGAGCCTGAAGACGGGTTTTGCCATCCTTCGCAGTCTCGATCTCCTTGACCAACCCTGTGATGACGTAGTTTTTGAGCTCAGCTAGGTCATCTACCAACGCATGGTTCATCTGCTTGACCATGCCCGCCAAGAACGCAATGGTCTCGTTGGGGTAAATGGCAAAATCTGGTCGCGCCTTAGGGTCCTCGATCATCTGCCGAGCAAGTTGAGTCGCATCCTGCTCATTAGTTTTGTCCGGAATGATCGGCTGGCCCGACAAATCACTGATCAGCTTTATGGTGCGAACGCGCATGTCAAGCTCTTGGCTCGGACTCAAGCTCGGCAGCGCTTCAGCCGCGTTGGCCGGAAGCACAAAATCTTCATCAATGTCAGGGACTAGGGGCTGCATTGTTCCGAAATATATACGAATTTGGGGCATGGTACCAAATTTGATACCGGGGGGGTTCTATATAGAGGGGGGTGGGGTCGGCCCGGCTAGATTTTGAAAAAGGTCTGGTGATTTGTGCGGATCAAAGCGGGGCGGGGCGAGCGCGGGACTCCGACATTGCAGCGGGGGGTCGGGGTAGGGTGGGGCTGCGCCTAGCCGCGTTTCGGATTCGCCGCCGGGGTGGGGGGTCGAGCAGGTCGAGCAGGTCGAGCAGGTCGAGCAGGTCGAGCAGGTCGAGCAGGTCGAGCAGGTCGAGCAGGTCGAGCAGGTCGAGCAGGTCGAGCAGGTCGAGCAGGTCGAGCAGGTCGAGCAGGTCGGGGCGCGTAGCTGCTGCAGGGGGGACGGGAACGCGCCAAGCCTCCACCGGGCAACGGGCGCGGCAATGCGGGGTAGGGTGCGACGGGATGCGGCAAGGCGTAGCGGGTCAGGCGGGTCAGGCGGGTCAGGCGGGTCAGGCGGGTCAGGCGGGTCAGGCGGGTCAGGCGGGTCAGGCGGGTCAGGCGGGTCAGGCGGGTCAGGCGGGTCAGGCGGGTCAGGCGGGTCAGGCAAGGGGCGCGGGAGTGTTGGCTAGATCGTGTTCCGACCTTGTGTCAGCCTTGTGTCGGCGTATTTCTTTGGCCGGGACACGCAAGTGCTTGATTTACAAAGTAAAAACCCGGTTTGTGTCACTGTGTCAGCAAAAACGGGACAGGGCGCGGGAAAGGCGATGCAAAAATGGGGGGCAAGGCAGAGACGCGGCAAGTGCAAAAAATCAATCTAAAACATTTGCCGCCCGTCCGTTTTCCCGTTTTGCTCTTTTTTTCTCTTTTTTCTATTAACTTATTCTATAACTATCTAATAAAAATCAATCACTTACACGCCCCCCACCCCCCTAAAACCTGTTTTATATGTAAACTTTCCCCCCACAAAAACCGGGACAAACTTTCCGTAACCCCTTGTTTTTATTAAACTTTTTTTGTGTCAGCATTTCCGCCCCCCTGACACAAGCGGGACACCGGCCTGACACAAGCCGCACCCCGCCCCGCGTAGCTCACAGAAAAAGCTTGTACCCCCTTCTGTAAAGGTATGTATACTTACTAGGTCGATTCCTTCCCCTACACCGGAGCAAACGAACGTGAACACCATCGAAGCTCGAATCATCCGCACCCTCATCAATCGCGCCTTGTCACGCGGCTACAGCATCAGCGTGTATGACGGGGAGGAATTCACCGTGCGCCGTTCCCGCGATGCCTCCGAAGTTTTCGCCGCGCTCGACACCACCGGACAAGACGCGCTCGTTATGCGTGACGCGGACGGGCGCAAGGTCGGGACAATAAGCCTTGTTTATAACGGTGACGATACCGTTATCGCCGACCATACCGACAATGCCGAAATTGCCGACCTTATCATCTAACAACACGGGGCGGGACTAACACCGCCCCCACCCCACCGGAGCAAACGAACATGACCAAGAGCGAAACCCGCGAAGCGACCCGCGCCGAAGCTGTCGCCCCCCTCAACCCTGCAATGGCGGCTCGAATGCTTGCCAATCTTCACCGTGCCGCATCCCGTCGCAGCCAAGACGATATCGATCGAATCATAGGGCGGCTTGGATTGTGGAACCGTGTCACCAACATCAACGGCGCATTGGTCGCCGTGGAGGGCTGAACCGTGGATAAGCTCAACAAGGCAGAAGCAGCATTCAAGGCGGCGCAGCGAGAGCGCGACGATGCCATGCACCGGTACGAGACCATCCTAGACCTGTTAGATGAGCCGCAGCGTACTTGCGACCATTGCGGCGCGACAATGGCGGAGGGCTACTGTGTCGACAGCGGATGTGAGTATTACTGTTCCGATGCCTGTTTGCATAAGCACTACACCCCCGACGAGTGGCAGAAAATATACCGGGACGGCGACGGTGATTCCTACTGGACGGAATGGGAGACCGCCGACTATGAGGAATTGGACGATGCGGAGGCCGCGCTCGAAAAGGCGGAACAGGCACTCACCGCCGCCCGGCTCGAATTGGGTCGGGCGCGTCTTGCAGGGGGGGTCTGAACCGTGACCATGCAGCTACAAGTAACCCAAAAAGGCGCGTTATACACCGCCGAATGCGCCCGGTGCGGCGCGACGCTATATAGCCACGAGTGGGCAACATTCGACCATAACGACCGGCGCGATGCGATGCAGGACGGGACGCTGCGGTGCGATGAATGCGGCACCGGCACGGCTGACCCGGAAACCTTTAGCGCGATGCCGGGGCGGTACTACGCGGCGCGGTATTCGATGCCGGGGTATCTCGACTGCACCGAATGGAGCTACGGAACCAATCGCCGCGCCCTCGTACGGGATGTCCGGGATATGTACGGGGACTAAGCAAGGCGAAACCGGCGTGAGCCGGTCTAGCGGTATTGCCGCTACTGACGAGCCTATAACCTACACCGGAGAAAACGACAATGGACACGACATACGGCATCCCTGACCCCCTCAAGGCGAACATCATCGAAGCTCTGCACGCCTTCATCCGGTCGCGTCCCGGATTAGAGTATGGCAACTATGGCGACCCCGTGGCCTACCGTGCGGAGATGCGCGGCATAACGCGAGACTTGCATGATGCCCGGACGCTGCTGCATTCGATCGAAAGGGCGCACGGCATCACGGGGCGCAATCTGTTGGACGCTGCAAGGTTCGCCTATTCGGGACGTCTCAACATCCAAACGCTCGACGGTGACAAGGTACGCATCCACTACACCACGGGGCAGTATTACCCGACAGAGTACCGCCGCGCCGTTGCCGCAGTCGCTGCGGCTGCATTGTGGGATTATGTGCGGGACTGCTGTAGCCCGGTGCCGGATATCGCCGTAGATGGTCGGCGCACATATCAGGGTCTATCCGGTGGCGATTGGCTCCGCCGGTATTTCCGCCGCGAATTCGGGCGCGGTATCGCATCGCGGTTTTTTAACTAAGGGGCGGCGGGACAATGAAAACGAACACGCTAAAAACCGTCCGCATCTATGACAACGGCGGCGAGACTTTCGACCGGTACACCGCCGTTTATATGGCGGAACCGGAAGGGCGCGGACTGTACGCTGCGCGGGGGATGTCGGAAAACCCGTTTCATCCTCAGGGGTTCGGGCAGTACTGCGCGGCTATGCCGGGGCGACACTTGGGGCGGCGCATTTCCTTTTCCGCCTTGCCGGAACCGTGCCGGGAATTGGTGCAGCGGGATATGGCGGGTTAAGGGTTTCCGGTGAGCTTGGGGCGGGACTGACACCGCCCCCTTTTTTCGCCCCTTTCGATCCCGTACCCCCCTAATCCCGGTGCGACCGCCCCGCCCCACTCCGCCCTATTCCGCCCCCTTTCGATCCCGTACCCCCTATAGCCCCGGTGCGAGCGGACTTGACGGGTGCGAGCGGACTTGACGGGGTGCGAGCGGACTTGACGGGTGCGAGCGGACTTGACGGGTGCGACCGCTCCGCCAAAAAAGATTGAAAAAAGTGAGTTTGGCGTACTTGACAGGGTGCGAACGCGCTGATAGTGTGCGAACCATATTGTAAAGAAACATTGACTTACTGACTAACCAAACGAGGAGGACGAGGCATGAAAAAGTTTGTGGTGTCACTTGCCCGGATTGAACACCGGGTTTATCAAATTGAGGTCGAAGCCAACGACAGCGACGAGGCTTCGGACATGGCGCAAGAGCTTTGGGAAGAAGATGACGGGGCTTTCAAAGATATCGGATGCGTACACGCGGAAGAATTCATTAATGATGTCGAAGAAAAGCAGGAGGACAAGACATGAGCAACGAGGAGTTGACTGCTGAGATCGAGCGGCTGCGAGAGGTCAACACAGAATTGTTGGGGTGCGTTCTCGATGTTCTCGACGCAGACGGCGACCTCTACGCTATGGACTTCAACCGATACCGCGCCGCCATCGCCAAGGCAACAGAGGAGGACAAGGCATGAAAGACCCGACAAGCATGACCGACAAAGAGTTGGCAGTTGCCATAGCCAATCGCATCGTGGACAACCTGTGCGAGGCCGAGACAGCGTTCTCTCACGGGACTGCGTGGACGCTCGAAGAATGGGTGGTTGACACCTTGCTCAAGGGGTACAAGGCCAAGCCTCTGTATGAGATGACCCGCGATGAGTTGTTGGTGTTGTGGGGTGAAGTAACGGAGGACAACACATGAGCGACAAGAAGCGAGTGGTGGTCACCATCAGGAATGGCATCCCCGAAGTCATCGAGGCACCGGATGGTGTCGATGTCGAGATACGGGACTACGACATATGGCCGTACCCTGAAGGCGACCTTGAAGAGGACGAAGATGGCGAGAAGTATTTCCCGAGGGAGGGATGAACATGACCGACAACAGCAAGACCTATACGAGCGTCATTGACAGCAGCGTTTGCGACAACAGCAAATACGGCTATTTCGATGTGAACATCTATGTCACTTGCCCGGACGGTAGTGAGTGGCGGCTAACGGTTAGTATGGACGCGGCTGATGGAAGTGTATGGGATTCGGTCATCTGCTTTGCCGCAGACGGGCTTGATTTTTTTGATGAGGCTGAGAACCTTCCACCGGCAGGAGTTAGTTCGTTGTTTGGTGAACTTCGTCCCAAAGCCACGGCGATGCTCAGGGCAGCGTACGCAAAGGGATCGAAAGCAGAGGAGGACGCGGCATGAACAGAGTGACAACCGCGCAACTGCGTAAGGACTACGAAGCCCTGCGTGACGAGGCCGAGGTAGCTAGGCTGATGTACGAGCAGCGGTTGATTGAGGACGAGGAGGACGAGGTAGATACCTACCACGAGTGGGACTGCGCGGGAGACAACGCATGAACAATTCCGATCTTGACTACATCGCCGCGTTGCAAGCGGTGATTGCAGCACAGGCCAACATCATCCGTGCGATGGAGGAGCAGTTGCGTATCCTGATGGAGTTGCCGCGATGAACGAACCGAACGAGACGAACGAGATCCCGAAAGATTGGTGGGTTCCCATTGACAGCGACGAGGCGTGGATTCGCCAACAAGTGTTCGACTACGAGCGCGAGTTGTACGAGCTGCGTGAGTGGTGGGTGCGACCGCAACAGTTGACCCGGCAGCTTGAATTGCCGCTTGACGAGCCGAAGCAACCCCGCCCCTACGCGCCGTTCTGACGGTGCTTGACAAGTGTAAAGAAACATTGTTATATAGTGGACAGGAGGATACAGAAATGTCTTACGACACGGTATTTGAAACGATGCTGTCGGGCATCAAGGTTGAGGTTGGCGCAAGGTGCGAACGAGGTCTTGGAGGTGGCGAGGTTGACATCGAGCAGGTCTTTTTGCTCGCTGTGTGGACACCGAAAACCCAGACGACCCCGGCAGGGTTTTGCGAACTCGACACGCCGGTTCTGCTGCCGTTTGATGCGAACCACGCCATTTATGACGAGGCACTAGCCATCGTCAAGGAGAACAACGCGCTGCGACATTTCGATCCATGACCCCCGAAGTAAAGGTCAAAGCTAAGGTCAAGAGAATTCTTAACGACATCGGGGCGTACTACGCCATGCCTGCGACCGGCGGGTATGGTTCGAGCGGCGTACCGGACTTTTTGATCTGTCACCACGGCAAGTTCGTGGCGGTGGAGTGCAAGGCAAACGGTAATAAGCCTACCGCGCTTCAATTGAAGCATCTCGATGACATCCGCAAAGCAGGTGGCATCGCATTGTTGATTGATGAAACAAACGTAGAGACCCTACGCAAGGAGTTAGAGACATGACTATCAGTGCAAAGATTCGCCGTTATCTGGCAAAGGGTGTGAGTGCGGATGAGATCGCCAAGAAACTTGGCATCAGCAAGAACCGTGTATACACGGTGCGGTGGAAGGAAGCGAAGAAGACGGTCAAGCCTAAGAAGGCGAAGCCGACCGAGTTGAAGAGAGAAGCGTTGCTGACCGACGATGAAATCATCGCGCTGTTCGACCGTCCCAAGACCGACCTCGTGAATCACCCCGAGC